TAAGAAGGTGCGGCTCATGGCGTGACGATCTTCCACTTGCTAATCTGATAATTTGCGATTTGGGCCTGTGTCGCTGCGCTGTCGGCTGCGCTGCGCAGGAGAAGTTCGCTGACTAGGATGTTCGTGTATTGGGACGATCCGGTTCCTGCACCGCTCCCGAGCGTCAGCCCGTTCATGTTGTTTGCGCCGGGGGTCACGTTTACCGTAATGGGTGCGGTTAGGTTGACCTTCCCCGATGAGCTTGCCCCGTTGAATACAAACGCGGAAGCGCATAGGTTCTGGGTTGCCTTCGTGTTGGAAAAGCCGCTGGTGGCGTTTGAGCCAGCGTAAAGCCGAAGCGGCTTTGTGGGTGTGTCGGCCCCCACAACGAAAAGCGCACCCGTATTGTAGGTGCCGCCATCAAACACATCCTGATAGGTTGGCGTTGTGCCGGAATTTAGCAGGGAGAATGTCGCATAGATGGACTCCGGCTGCGCGTAGCTAAACGGCGCACTTGCCATGTAGCTGCTCGTCCCGTTGAAGTACGCGCAATTTTGGCCCACGACGCACGCGCCGCCGTTGATCGTCCAGACCTCGCCCGTAGTGGCAGTCCATGTCGCGCCCGAGGAGTAGCTGGCGTTCGGGTTGCAGGTGAGGGTTGCCACCGCGCTTGCCACCGTGACGCTGTAGATGCTGCCCGTCCACGGCCCCACCGTTGCAGTTACTGCGGCGTTTGTGAGCGTATGAACCGATCCAACCGTCCCTAGCGGGGTTGACCCGTTCTGCGTGAAGGTCGCGCCCACCCCGTCAGTCCATGCGATTGCCAGCGTGCCGCGTGCGCCCGCCGTGATGGAGCAGGCAGAGGTCGAGTCCACGTTCGTCGCCGCGCTGCCATCGCCCACCACAAGGCGCACAACTCCCGTTGTGAGCAGAAGCACGCGAATCCCGTTGTTGCCGCTCAACTTGTCAAAGAGGGTTACGTTCGATGCGGGCGCATAGCTGGACAGGGCCAAGTCAAAGGTGAGCGTCGTATTGCCCGTAATGGTCTGCGTTGGCGTGGTCAGCGTGTATCCCGCCGTGCCATTGTTGTAAGAGTATTTCGTCCCTGCATACGCCAGCAATAATGGCTCGCTGGCAGCTACTAATTGCACGAGGTCCCTCTCGCCTGCGATGCGTGCTCCTGTCGCGCCGGTGCTGGCGATCGTCACCGTCGCCTGCGCGTTGTTCGGATTGAACTCCGTGAACTGGGGTAACAGCTTTGCCACCCGCGAGAAGTCCGCGTCAAACACAAGGTAGGCGTTGCTGATCGGACCCGTGTTCGTCGTTCCGCTGGCGATGGAGTTGTAGACACAGGCGCGATACATGACACCGGCCATATTGCCGTTGTTCTGCTCCGTGGCCCCAAGCTCAAGCTGATAGGTTCCCGCGTGGATCGCCCCGGAGGCTATTGTCTGCTGCGCCCCAAGCGTTGACCAAGAAATGCCGTCCGGCGAAATGTAGAAGTTGACGTGTCCCGACGAAGCCTCGTATGTCACCCTGCACCACGAAACGGAATAGGCCGCAAGCCCGGTTGCGTTCTGTGAAGTCGCCGCCCGCGTCGAACTCCCGTTGGTGCTCGTCAAGAAAACGAACCTGCCGCTGGAGTTTATGTAGAAGGTGTAGTCCCGGCTCGTGGAGACATCGTCCTTCGAGATCAGGCTTGGGTTGTTCGGCTGGGATGACCAACTCGACAGCATGATCTGGCACCTTAGATCAATGTCGCCCGTTATTTGCAGCGCAGCGGAACTCGGCGCCCAAGCGTAGTTATATGTGACCCCATTCAGCACCAAGCAATTCGTGGAGCTGTTGCCGCTGCGATCCGCGATCAGCGAAATCTTCGGAGGAGACGAACTGTCGCACTGGTAGGTCGCGTCGGACTTGCTGCCTTGAAGCGAATACAGAGCCGCGGCACCGCCCGACTTGCTGAACAGGTAGCCGACATTCGATCCGCTAAGAATCGAAGCCCATTGCGCCGAAACAGGCAGGACCGCAGCCGCAAGCAGGGCGAGCAGAACTGCTAAACGGTGGAGGAATTTCATGGCTGATTAAGCGCCGGAAGCCGCAGCCCAGGTGCCGATGTAGCCAGTCCCGAAGGTGAAGCTCCAATGCACGCCGTCCGAAATCGCGACCGCGTAGTCGCCGACCGAAGGCGACGCATCTTGGAAATAGTAGTTTACCGTGATGGCAGCGCCCGAGACGTAGAAGATGTCGCCGGAATAGGGCTGGAAGTTGATGTGATGCGCCCCGACAGCGGCAGCGACGATCATAACCGCCATGCCCTTGTTGCCCGCAGCAGCAGCCGGAAGCGTGTAGGTGCGATTAGCGGCGGTGCAGTCGGTGTAGACGATGGTCAGCGGAGCGACCAGCGTCATCGCGCCCGCAGTCGTGTCGGGAGCCGCAATCGTTCCGACGAAAGCAGCCCTGCCTGCAGCATTGGCGAAAGCGTCGGTCGCGACAGCAGTCGTATTATCCAGAACCGACTGGGTTGTCGCCGTAGTCGTGCTAGGAAGGGCCGTTGTGCTCGACAGAACACCCAGCGAATTATTAACCACTACCCCAGCCGTCGAAAACGTGCTCACTACCGGACTCACCGCGAACGTGGCCGTCCCCGTAGCCGAAGCCAGCGTGATCCCCGTCCCGAACGTACCCGTGCCGAGAGTCAGATCGCTCAACGCAGCCGATTTTACCGTGTTCACTCCCAAGAGCGATGTACCCGTGAACGTGTTCGTTCCCGCTGCCAGTTGCGGATAACGGGCGTCTAGCTGGGACAGGGCTACGTCGTTGCTGACCGCATACCAGATGCCCGGTGTTCCCGCCGCGTACTGGAAGGAAACCGCCTGATTGACAAGAGGCATCGAATAGCTCGTCCCTCCCCCGACCTTGTTGAAGACATCGGTCCCGCCCGTGTTGATCGTGACCCCGTTCGATCCTCCCATGATCACCAGCTTTGCCGCCACCCTTGTCTTGTCGGCAGGAGCGGTGGGAAGCGTGATCGTGATCGCGTTGCTCGTCGTGTCGCAGGGAACGAAGTCACCCGGCTGGGCCGCGTAGGTCGCCGCCGTCTTCACCGCAGTCGTGTTTAAACCAACCGAGAAATACTGCCCGGTCCCAACCGTGGGAAATGCCAGACCGTTTATCGATGTCAGACCTGTCGGCGTTAATGTCCACGATGCCGCCGATCCGTTGTTCGTAAGGATTGCATTCGCCGTACCCGCGCTCATTGATGGAAGGATGCTCGATCCGCTCACGATCAGCCCTCCGTTCGCGTCTACACTCAGGTACTGGAACTTCCCCGATGGATTCACAGCGGTCCCAAACACCGCGCTGGGTGCGCTTACCGTTGCGCCCGGCAGCGAAGAGGTTGCCAGCATCAGCGCACCGTTCGCATCGACGTTCAGGTATTTAAACACACCTGACGGGTTCACCGCCAGACCCGCCACATCGGTCGGCGCGGGAGTTGTCGCCATGACCGGTATCCCCAAAGCAAGCAAGGCGACCGAGAAAAGTTTGTTCATCAGTGTTTTCATGGGCATTATGCGTTTAAATCCTCAATAGGTCACAATTACAATCCCAGAACCTCCAAACCCCGGAGCTACGTTTGTTTGGCTTCCTGAGTAACCGCCGCCACCTCCACCACCGGATCCAGTGTTGGGAGTTGCATCCGTGGCGACACCATTGTGGTCACCACCATGCCCAGCACCGGCTGTTCCGGGCGGCGTGGAATAATTACCTCCAACGCTGGCGACTCCGGTTGCCCCGCCTCCCCCACCGGCTCCATAATACACACCGGCATAAAGATACCCGGTCCCACCATTGCCGCCAACTCCTCGGGTTGAGTAGACCCCATCTGAGCCTGTGGATGCCTGACCGCCGCCACCACCTCCCGCCGAATTTGCCCCATTGCCTCCGGTATTTCCTTGCCCGGCTGTACCGGAACCGGGGTTCGAATAAGTTGCCGCTGCTCCACCGCCTGACCCACCGGTTGCTCCAGCGGAGTTGTAATATCCTCCATGACCACCTCCCACCGCGACAAGGGTTCCAAATATCGATGACCCTCCATTCGTATCCCAAGAACCATAATTTCCTACGGTTACCGTAATGGTTGATCCCGGCGTGACCGAATAGGTTGTGTTTCGGATTACGCCGCCGCCGCCGCCGCCGCCGCCAGCCTCACCGTCAGGAGTTGTTGCCTCTCCGCCACCACCACCGCCGCCCACCACAAGGACATCAACACTCGTTATACCCACAGGCACCGTCCAGCTTGTCGTTCCAACCGTGCTGAACGTGACTGTTCCGTGGGACACAACCTGACCCCACAGACCAAACGGGATCTGCTGAAAGGCGATAAGCGGGGCGCATACCGCCACCGCGCACGCGATCAGGAATAGCTTAGTAGTTCTGGACATAGGAGCCTTGCAGATAACCGGATACGGCGTTGTATTTTACCGTGTAGGTGTCCGTGTGCGTCCCTGAAGTCATTATCGGAGCGTTATTGCTGGGCCATTTCATTGTGGGCCAAGTAACCGTGTAGGCATTCGCACCCGTCTGGTGGATGTCGATGGTGATTATTTGCCCGTCCTGAACATGGGCGAAGGAAATCGTGCAGTTTCCACCGCCAACCGTGGTCAGGGTAAGGTCAAAGGAATTGCTCAGAGCCCAGTCGATTGTCGCCGCGCCACCGCTTTCCGTAACTGTCACCGTACCCGGTGTCATGTTTTGGTTCGCCGCAGCCACCGTTGTCGCCCCGGTCCCGCCATTGCCCACTGCAAGCGTTCCAGTTACTCCTCCGCTGCCCGAGGTAGAGAGATTAATCGCGTTGACGGTGACCGTACCAGCCGTGTTCGTAAGGCCCGTAGAAAAGGTCAGAGCGGTCGGATTAGGGATTGCGAACCATCCTTTAGTTCCTCCGCTGTTCGTCCCGTAATAATAACTGTTCCCCGGAGAAGCACTGTCGTTGGTCAGCGTGACCGTGCCTGAGGAATTGTAGACCGACTGGGAAAACGTGTACGCGGTCCCCGGAGGCGTTGCCCATGTCCCGTCTCCGCGCCAGTACGTCGATGCCGATGCCGATGTCCCGCTGTTTAAATTCCCAACCGGGAGATTCCCGGTCACCCCGCCGGATCCCGCGCTCGCAAGGCTGATTGCGTTTACCGTAATCGTCCCGAGGGTATTTGTCAGGCCGGTCGAGAACGAAAGTGCTGTCGGATTCGCAATGGCGAACCAGCCGCGAGTCCCGCTTGAATTTGTCCCGTAGTAGTACGAGGCCGCAGGAGTAGGGGTATCCCCGGTTAGGGTGATCGTCCCGGATCCATTCGTGACGGATTGGGCAAATGTAAGCGTCGATTGCTTACCGGCCAGCGCACTGCTCAAGTCCGTCTGTGCAGAAAGCGTTCCTCCAATCGATCCCCAGTTTGCACTGCCTGCCCCTCCTGACGCATTCAGCGTGCTGCCAGACATCGAAAGGTTTGTTCCCAGAGTCGCGTTCGCCCATGCCGATCCGTTCCAATAAAGGAAATTGTTCAGGGACGGAGTGGCCGGTGCTGTGATCCTTGCGTTCAGTGCCGTGTTTAAATCGGTCTGGTTCGATAGGGTTCCCGTGATTGATCCCCACGTTCCGCTCCCACTTGCGTTAAGGGTCGCCCCGGCAAGGGAAAGATTCGTCCCCAGAGTAATATTTGTAAATCCACCGGATCCGTTTCCCGCGAGAAGCTGGCTCGTTGTTGCCGTCGTAACCGGTGCCTTGGTGCCAAGAGCAGAGACGAGATCGGTCTGGTTTGTAAGCGTTCCGGTGATCGCACCCCATGACGCGCTTCCCCCTGTCCCCCCCACAATCGTTACCCCGGTGAAATCCACAGTGATTCCGGAACTAAAATTGTAGTAGGTTATCCCCGAAGTGTTGATCGTTCCGATGTGTCCCGATGTCCCGTTTGGCAACACCGTGACCGCCTGATGCTGGGCTAACGCGCCGCCACAAATTGCCAGCGAAAACCAAACCGTAAAGATCAGTTTAAACAGATTTTTCATCAGAGTGTCCTCACCCAGATCACGTTGTTGGTCATCGAGTCGTAATCGTTTGGAAGCAGGAAGGTGACTCCATCATCCGCCTCTCCCGCTCCCTTTGCCCGCAGCTTCCACTCCTGACTGTCATCGTTCAGGCTGAAAACATAGGCGCACGGGAATTGTAGGCCAAGCGTGGGGATTCCACGGATCCCGGCGATGCTGGTGATCTGGCCTTGGAATGCAACGACCTGTGCCTGTGGAAGCGGGAATTGGTACATCAGCGGATCCTCACCCAGATTTTATTGTTTGAAACGAGGCCGTAATCGAACGGGAGAATGAAGCCATTGTCGTTGTCATCCTCGCCAACCGCACGCTGCCGCAGCTTCCAGATCTCCATGTCATCGCTGATGCTCACGGCGATGGTCTGAGGAATCACGGTTTGCGTTGTCGGCAACTGCCTTATGGCATCGTGCGTGGTCAGGTCACCCCGAAACTCCACCACCGACTGCTCCGGGAAAGCGAACACCGTCTCGCTCGCCTTCGTCAGCGAGTACAGCTTCTGCTCCGAGGCGATCAACACCGCAACCTGACGGTTCATGCCGGTGGAAGGCATCACGTTGCACTGGAATATCAGGCACACCGGGCTGTCGAGAACCGATCCAAGAATCGGCTCGATACCCGGAGCGGACCGCACAACGCCATCATCAAACCGCACGTTTGATGCCGCAGTCGCATAGCGCGGATCCGGCTGGTCACCGGGAATGCGCGTCATCAGCCCGAGGGTCGGCGACTTGATCACCACCTCAAACCGCCCCATGCCGGGGCGCATGAAATCTTTTTCGAGTTTACGTCTCACGACTTGATGATCATGCGAAGCCCTAGAGAGGGCTGAAGATTATTGTGCGAGGTGCCTCCTCCGGTCGATCCGGTCGCAGATGCGGAATGGTCGGCGAGAATGCCACCAGCAGCACCCACGTTTCCGTTTGCCTGCGCGTTATTCAAATTCGCCGAAACGCTGTGGGTGTGGGCGGGCATTTCGTCAACGGTCAGCGTGTGGGTTTCCTCGCCTTCCTTTTCGCCCAGAGTCCAGTTCGTCGCGTCGGGTGCGTCACCGGTCCCTAGGCCAACCGCTGTCCTACCCTTTAGGTTCGGGAGCCCGAAATTCGTAACCCCGTCGCCTCCGAAGGTTGTGCCTAAAATCGCGGCAAGGGCCGGATAGGTTGCAATCAATTCCAGGGATCCGTCGCACTCCAGCCACCCCGAGGGAACCGAGGCACCGCCATACGGGGCGATTAAACCCACCGGAATGAAATTCCCCACCACATCCCATGAGGGGGTTGAACTCGGTCCCGTGGACCGCAGGATCGTCCCCGCCGCGCCATACGGTGTCGGAAGGCCGTTCGGGACAGCCGAGGCGTTCAGCTCCCCCGTGGTCATGTTGAACGACACACTCAGGAAATTCTGAAGGTACGTCCAAATCTTGCGGATTTCTGATGCTCCCGCGCTGATCGCATTTGAGTCGGCGGGTTGGGTAGGATCGATGATGGGGAGAGACATAAGAGTTCCTGTTTAAACTAGAAGCCAGACATCCTGAACCTTCTTCCGCGAACCTCGCGGAAGCCGTCATCCGCAGCCGCAAGCTGGTACTGACGCTCAACTTCGGCCTGCGCAGCCTGTGCCATCTGCAAGGCGTCCGGGGTTCCAACGTGCCGGTAGGCGTACTGCTTCGCCTGTTCAAGCACCAGCATTGGATATTCCTTCGTCAGGTAATTCGAATCCGTACCACCGGACAGGTCCGCAAAATAAAGGTAGCAGTCGAGTTGGAAGGTGGTCGTTGATCCGACCTGACCCAGAGTGTTTAAACTCCAGTTCGTGCCGTCGAAGTCGATGTACGCCTTCCGGTCCGGGGCTCCAACCTGAATCTCCAGCAGCCGCATCACCTCCTGCTTGCTGTAGAGAAACCAGTTCACAAACCCCTGCGGCGTTGTCGCATCCGTTCCGCGCAGTGGATTGATTCCGCTCTGCGGCTCCTTGAACGTAGCGGGCAGGTTGACCGATCCGTTCCCTCCGGGAATCGTCAGGCTGATCGTGTTCTTCATGCCGCGCCACGACCGCCTACGCTGTAGCTCGGACAGGGCCGTGTTGACCCATGTGGTCAGAATCCCGATCTGCGTGTCCTGCTTGGTGCAGTCGAGGAGAAGGGTCCGGTATTGGTCTAAGGTCATGGGTTATTCCTTGTCGGGCCGGGGCGCGGCGTTCGCCGCTCCAACATCGACCCCGGTTATCCGCTGCATCTCAGTCTGCCACGCCTGCTCATGCTCCTGCCACACCGGATCGCTGATTGACTGGAAAATCAGGGAAAGCGTCTTCGACAGGATTGCGTTCGGGTAAAACGTCAGCAATGGCGTACCCTTTGTCAGGTCGGTCACCACATCCGGGTAGGCGTAGTAATAGACGAGGATCGCCCATGCCGCCGATGCCACCGCAGGAGGCAGCAAACCTAGCTGGAAGGCCGAGTTGTCCTGCGTGAATACCAAGTATGGGCTTGGAAGGAACGAAGCCGCCAGACGCTCTATTTCGCTCCTGCTGTAGACCGGGCAGGGTGCCTGCGTCCCGCTTCCGATCTTTGCAAACGACCAGAACCTCCCGTTCTGCGGCTCCTTCCAGTTCAGCGGAAGGGCAATCGTTCCCGCACCGGCTGGCAACGTCACCGTCGCCGTCGCCTTCATCTGCTCAAATGAATGCGCCGCCGCCGTGTCACGAACCGCCCGATTGATGAAATCCGCGTAGCTCGGCGCAATATCCGGCCTGTTTACACTCGTATTCAGGATGGCGATTACGTCGTTGAAACTTTGGGGAATTGCCATGTTAGTTTAAACGAAACGAAAAAGGCGGCGGTCCCGCACCGGGAGCCGCCGCCCAAGGACCGCGCACACCAACCTGACCGCGACGTAGAACCTGCGCGTCAGATGCCGTGGACGGCTCCCGGCGCGGACTTGGGGGTGTTTTCCTTGTCGATCTGGTCGATCTTCTTCGTGGGAGGCATCCCGCCGATGGTGGCGATCTGCTCCTCCGGGGTGTTGCTGGGCGAATGAACCTTGCCGCCGCTCGGACCCTTGGTGCTGCCGGGCTTGGAGGCTTCGGAATAGGACTTCTTCATGGTGGTGTGGACGTTATTGGATGACGATGCTGTAGCGGTCTGCTACTTTCAGAATCTGGGTTGCGATCTCAAAATCTTGGCACAGGTAGCTTTGGCCGGGAAAGACGAACTTCGTGCCGTCTTCGAAGGTTATTCGCTCCCTTGGGTTGGTGTTCTTGACGAATCGGATGGCCTTGAAGGTTTCCCTGTCGATCTTGACCGTCGCGGATAGCGGACGCTCGATGATCGGCTCGGGTTCCACAGGTGTCTTTTTCGTCCCCTCCTTTGTGCCCGCGACACCAGTTGGCGTGTCGCGGGGTGTGTTCAAGATTTCTTCAGGGCTTCGTACTTGGCGTGACGTTTCGATCATTCCCGAATGCTTCGGCTCTTGATCGTTACGTCAATCCTAAACTCAGCCAGCGATGATCTTCTGGAGGCTGTTCGCGTACCCGAAGGCTTGCGCGAACTTCAGCTTCAGGCCGTACTTGGCCCGGAACTGCTCCTTGTAGGCGTCCTGTCCGGGAGTCTGGACGTTCGGCTCCAAGAACAGGGGCTCCATCACCTTCATCACGACGTTCGGCAGATCGACCACGAACATCGAGGACTGGTAGGCGGTGGACTCCTGTAGGAGCGGGTGGAACGTCAGTTCCAGAATCCCGAACGGCGTGACGATGGTCGTGATGTTCATCCCGAACACCGTCTCGTTGTTCATGATGCGGAAGCCGCTCGCCGCGCTGTTCGCGTAGTTGCTGACCGCCGCAAAGGCATTCGGGCCGCAGAAGGCCAGCTTCGACGGGCTTCCGAACACCATGAAAGACTGGAGCCACGCGAGGAACGTGGACAGCGGGCATCCGGCGGCACCGAGGCCGTTCAGGATGTTGCTGGTGTACCCACCCTTGACGAGGGCATCACGGATGCCGCCCGTCGAGTAGATGTACGCGCCGTTCGTCGCGCCGATCAGGCGGTTGCGCCGCCCGAGCAGGAAGCTCTTCTCGATGTCGCCGGAAACCTTTTCCAGCGCGTAGATCCGGCGTTCCCGCAGCGGACCCGCCATGTCCGTCCTCAGGACCGTCCCCTTGTAGGCGTTGGTCAGGAATACCGAGGCGTTGAACGTCTCGACGTAGTTCACCAACTCGTCCGGGGTCTCGTAGATCGAGGTCGTGGGGGCCGATCCCTCCTCCGCCGTCACCGCGATCCGCGTCCACAGGTCGCCGATCAGCACCGCTGCCGCCGTCGTTCCCGCATGGCCGCGCTCCACGCTAACCGCCGAACTCGTCGCGTCGGCGGTCACCCGCACGAACTCTCCCGTCCGCGAGTTCTCCAGCACCGTGTTCAGGGCCAGTCCCGGCCAAACCGCATTCGCCGGGGTCCCGCCGTCGTTCCACCCAAGGGTGGTCACGCTCGCGTTATACCCCGCGTCGGAGTAATAGTCGTTGCGAACCGGATTCCGCTCAAACCAGTGGAACTCCGTCGCCTCCGCGTTTTCTTTCCTCAACATCGTCATCAACGCGAAGAGGACGGCACCGCTTCCGATCCCCTTGGCATGACGGACAGTTACGTGCTGCTGCCACTCGCCAGTGAGATCATCCGGGTCCGCGTTCTGAACGGACAGTAGGCCAGAAATTAAAGACATGATTGGAACTCCTGTTTGGGTTTAAACTGTGCTACGATGCAGGACCCAAACAGGAATATAGTCCTTATGTCAACAACTTTCGTCCTTACGGAAAGTTTGGGATGTAAACTATTGCGGCCTTTTAGCCTACAATAGATCGTACCGACGCTCCGAGATAACGCCTATTTCCGAATGAAACGATTCAGAAAAACGTATCCCTACAATAACTACATCAGCGATTCGATGGCCGACTTCTGGAATCCGCGATCCTTGCCACCTCCCTGCCCCGTGGGAGCGGGAACATTTCCCGCCGGGGGCTGCGGGGTGCGCCGTGCAGGCGCGGCAGCGGGTCTGGCAGCGGGTGCTGCTGGCTGTGCCTTTGCGGAAGCTGGCGCGGCGGGAGCGGCCTGACCGAATCCCTTGTCGTATTTTCGGATGTGGTTCACGGTGAGATCAACGGTCATCTTGTTGAACTCAGCCTGCGACATCTTGGCTACGGCCTCGGGGTTCTGCTTGATGAGAGCGTTCGCGTATTCTCGGACGAGATCCATGTGGGGCTCGATGTAGGGATATTCCGCAATGAGTTCCCCCTCGATGCGCTGCTCCTCGGCCTGAATGTGGACTGAGTTTAAACGGTCCACGGCTTCGATCATGGGCTTGAACTGGTTCACGATGTCCTTGCGAACTTCGATCAGTGCGCGGGCCATGTCCTTGCGGCGAACCTCCTCGAAAGCCTTGATGCCCTCGGGTCCCCCGGTGAGGATCTTGTCCATCGTCTCGTCATCGATGGGCGTGGGCTTGAGTTTCTTTGAGGCATCCTCGATCCAGTCGGATTCCTTCTTGGCAAGCTCGGAGGCGGCAGCGGCCTGCTGCTCCGGAGTCTTGTCGGAAGGCTTTGCTGCTGCGGCGGCAGCGGCGGCAGCGGCGGCGGCGGAGTCGATTTCCTCCTTGGTGGTAGCCTTGGCTTCCTTCTCGGTGAGGAGCTTCTGAAGTTCCTCGGCGGTGTACTCCTTGTCGCCAACCTTGATCTTGGAGGGGGCTTCCGGCTCCTTCTTGGCGGCGGGCTTCGCGGGCTGCTTGGGAGCCTTGGCGGCGGGCTTTGCGGCGGGAGCCTCGGGCTTTTTGTCTGCGGGAGCCTTCTTTTCGGGCTCAACCGGGGGCTTTTCGTCGGCGGGGGGAGTGCTTGCCTTGCCCTCGTCGGGAGGCGTTTCCTCCGCGTGCTGCGTCTCCATCTTGTCCGGATCGGGGGTGCCGGGAGCCTTTTCGGGCTCGGGGGCGATGGACTCCTTGTCACCGGCCACGCCGCGCAGGGATTCGGCTAGGCTCCAGTCCTTAGGAAGGCCGAAGGCGTCTGAGACGGAGACTCCGGGGAGTCTTCCAGAATCTGCGGGAGGAGTTGCGGCAGCGGATGGCGGCATGGTTGGCATGAGTTAAGGTTTCCGGTTCAAAATGCCCTTGGCTATGTTTAAACCCTCGATGACGCCTCGATTGAAATCGAAGTCGGCTTGGGTTTTCGGATCGAAATTCATCCTTCGGTCGAGGACGGTTTTCTCAAGCTGGTACTCGATGTACTTCTTGAGCGGGCTGTCGGGCATCACGCGGCAGATCTCTCGGATCTGCGAGTCGGACATTCCGGTAGCCTCGGTTGCGGTCTTGACCAAAATTGACACGCGGGAAACTTTTGAGCAAAGTCCGCTTGCGTCAATACTAAACTGGCCGTGCTTCTGGAGGTGCGGCTGGCTTGATGATGGGGATCATCGGCCTGCTTCTGGGACCGCCCTGATTGGGGGGGCCGGGCCTGCGCTGGGTTGCGCTGGGAGCCCTTGGCATACCGGGCATTGGGCGAGGGGGAACCTGACCGGGAGGGACGATGGGGACCGGCGGCATACCGGGCTGCATGAGGTGGGGTTCGTGAACGTCGATCTTTCCCATGATCTGAACGCGCTCCTCCGGGGTAAGCTGCTCCCACTTGACGGCGACGTTCATGCTGGGCCGGATCTGTTCGGGCGGCTTCTGCATGGAAGCTGCCTGCTGCTGCTGGGCCTGCTGCATCGCCTGCTGGGCCTCTGCCATCTCCTGATCGCTCCAAGTATAGCTCTCGGGCTTCATTCCGGCGATGCGGAACATATCGATGAAGACGCGCTTGGGGTTGATGTTGGTCTTGCCGGGCTGGAAAAGCTGCGGGAAGGTGGGCATCGACTCGATGACGCGGGTGAGTGCGGCGACCCTGCGTGCGTCCGGACCCGGCAGGGTTCCGTCGTGCGGTCGGTAGTCGAACTCGCCTTGGATGACATCCGGCGTGATCGTGATGGTGTCCTCCTGACTGCCGTCGATTTCGAGAAGGTCGGGACCCTCGATGCGCCGGATAAGCTCGCCGTCGTAGAACTGCTGGAAGTTGGCGACGATGCGCTTGGTCTGGGGGACGATTCCCTGCACGGAGAGGAGTCGGGCGATGGCAGACATCCGGCCCTGCGCCATGTGGAGCGAGCCTTGGAATGCGGTCGCGGTGGCGTCGGACTGGTTTAAACCGCCCTGCATCGACTGGGTTGCCCCGGAGGTGCTTTCGGCGAAGTTAATGAACTCCCGCATCTCGTTGATGAAGTTCGCCGTGGTGTCCACGATGGGGACCTGACGGATGATCTCGCTGATGGGAAGGTTGCCCGCCTCGGGGAGGATGGAGATGAATTTCCCCTCCTTGTCCGGGTCCTCGAAATCCTGAATGTCGATCAGGTGGCTTTTGGCGAGGAAGACGTTGCCCACGGTCCTCGTAACCGCATCCATGTGGCGGTTCTTGAGGTAGTCCACATAGTCCTGAATGTTCTTCAGGAGCATGATGTAGGACGGGGTGTATTGGTAGAAGGGTGACGGCCTCGGCTCTCCGACCGAGTACGGGAACATATCGTGCTCGTACACGGACTCATTCATGGCGAGGACTTCGCGCTCGTTGCCCATGACCACTTGGTACATCACAGGCTCGGTGCGGTCATCGATGTCGTAGTCCTTCGGAATGATCCTTACCCAGAGTTCCACCATGCTGACAACGCCGGGATCCTTCGCGTCGTAGCGGGAATCGAGCGGGGTGTTGATGCGGGTGCGCTCGTAGGCGGTGCGGCTGACCAGTTCCATCGCCGTGCCGCCCGTGATGGTTCCGGGTGTCGGGTAGCCCAGCGACTTCGCTGGCTTCATCTTCAATTCCTTGACCGCCCTAGGGGAAATGTAGCGCGGGTCATCGACGGGCAGCTTGGAACGCTGGTCTAGGTCGTTCCACGCGACGTTGATGCGGTGGCCGCAGAAGCGGCCCTCCTGCATCCGGTACATCGGCATATTCTGGTCGATGTAGAAATCATAGGGGCTGACCACCTCCATGCGGCAGTATCCCCCAACCCGCTTGCGGACCTTGCGAAGCTCGGTCTTGGGCTGCTGGGTTGCCGGGTCGATGACGGGCTGGCCCTCCTCGTCAACCATCGGCTCCTCGCTCCATTGCGCCTTGTAGATCGACTGGTAGCAGTCGTAGAAGATTCCCCGGTTGTAGGTCAGCGCGTTCTCGACCCAGAACCATCCAAGCTGGTAGATCCCGGCCTGCTGCTGCTCGGCGTTCCAGCAGAGCAGTTCGTTCATCGCACGCGATGCGCCCTCGTCCTTCGGAGTCCCCGGATCAACCTTGTGCGGACACTGGTCGCCAAACAAAGTCTGGGTCAGGAACGAGGTCATCGTGTGGATGTGCGTCGTTGTGACCGGCAGGACGTAGCGGCGGGGATGGCCCTTCGCCAGCTTCACATAGTCCTGCGTTGTCATCATGTTGTAGCATTGCAGGATATCGTGAGCCACATCGTAGTCCGATGTGTAAAAGTCCAGTTGGAAGCGAGAGTTCTGCACATAGTCCGTGCAGAGTTTAAACATACGCCTGCGAAATTCTTCGTCGGCGTCTATTCTCGCTGTGAGGCTTAGTGGCATCGTACAGCGGGCCGCAGAGCGGCCTTGTTAGTCGAGATTTGCTTCCTCGGGGGAAACAGGCTTTTTCTTGAAGCCCACACCGGTATTCTTCTTCTTTCCTCCGGAATTGGTCTTGGTGGTGCCTTGCCCCTCGTCGTTGGAAGCATTCGTCTCGGTGTCTGCCTCCTCCTTCTCGCCCTCGCTCTCCTCGTCTGCGGAGCTTTCCTCGTCGGCGTTGGCACCCTTGCCCTCGGGCTCCTCCTCGGTCCCGGACTCCTCCTCGGCATTCTCCTCATCCGGGGTTTCCTTCTCCTCGTCCTCGGGCGTCTCCTCGCTCTCGGGAGTCTCGTCCGCGCCGCCCTTGCTCTCGTCCTCGGCGGTGCAGTGGGTGCAGGAAAGGGTCATCTCGGACTTGCCCGGATTTCCCGCGTCATAGCGGTCACCGGCAGACATCGCCTTGACCACGCCGTGAATCGTGGCGGTGAACTTGTCACCCACCTTGGCGTCCTCAAGGCCGAACGCGGCGATCTGCTTGCCGACCAAATCAATCCTTGGGCAAGATTTCTGCTCGCTGGGTTTCTTTCCTGAGAAAGAAGCGGTGGGTGATATGTCCCCGTATTTTTCCTTGTCGGAAATTTCTAGCGATGTCTTTTTCATCTTGGGAAATAAGTGTGGCCTTTGGGACCGAAATGACCTCAAAAAAACACAGAGTCAATTCAATACGATTTCTTACGGTTTAAACTGCGCGGCTTGGTGCGGATGGGACCGGAGAGATTCTTCGCGGCTTCGTCCATCATTTTTCGGGCAAGCTGCATACAGTTGATGATGGCGTACCGCCATGCGTCGGCGATGTGGTCTGCTCCGTTCGCCCTCGGTCCCTTGACCGGTTCCCCGGAGGAATATCCGGGCTCTCCCTTGAACGGGTATCGGTATTCCCCGGCGAGGGCGCGGTGCAGGCGCGGGCAGTGAAGGCGGTCGATGCGGTACTGGTAGCGTCCTGACGGGTCCTTCATCTCCATCAGCCGGTTTCCTATGGCGATGGTGGTGTGGAGGGACCTGACGTATGTCTGGTACTTAGGGAAGAATCCGTTCGCATTGAGGACCGGGATCGAGGCTCCCGTATCCTTCCTCGCCGCGCCAGCCGGGTCGCAGAAGTCGAGGACGCCGCTGCAAATGCTCCTGTCTCCGACGAACGGGAACTGGGCCTCGGTTATCTCGATCACTGCGCGGCACTGACGCTCAACGTCGCTCTGCTCGTCGTAATATTCGTGCAGGTCCCACCAGTATTCGAACGGGACCTGCCTGCCCCCAAGGTCGAAATCCAGCTTGAAGTACGCGCTGAATGTGACGGCGTGGGTGGATCCAAAGTCCCAGCCGCGAATAAGGTAGGCACCCTTCGGGAATGGAAGATCGACGGCGCAGTGCTTGTCCGTCTTGTAGGCGAAATAGACGGGCTTCCCCTCGAAAAGGTCGGCGTATTCCCCAAGCAGATACCGCCTGTAGTGGGCGGGCTTGTCGGCATACTGCAACTCTAGGTTCTCGATGTAGCCCTTGGGCAGGTTCTGGCGGTTCTCATGGGTGGGGATGTGCCAGAAAGCGTACCGGTCGGAGGAGGAATGCTTCTTCTCAAGGTCGGCGATCCAGTGGTCCGGGTCCGGGGGATTGGTGTCGAGGATGATGCAGTAGTCGGGGATCTCGTCCCCGTAGGCGTCCTTCCACCTCAAACACCCCACCATCAGGTCAACGTCGCGCTCCTCCATCAGGTCGGCCTCGACCAAGATGCCCATCGAGCACTCGTAGCCGCGCAACTGCCCCTCCGACTTCTGCTCGTCCTTCAGGCCGCGAAACTCGATGTAGCTGCAAAGCCGGTCCCCCTCGTTGTCGATCCAGCTTACGATCTGCTGCCGGGTGTGGTGGCCGGAAGCCATGAACTCGTTGTAGGCATCGACCGCCGCAGCGGACGGGATCCGGACGCGCAAGCCGCCGTTCCACTTACGGAACAGGCTCAACTCCTCGTCAATGGCGATCCGGTAGCCGTACCGGTCGTAGGTGTCATTGAAGGTCTTTACCGATGTGTCCTGATTGCTGACCTGAGTCTTCCTCACGCACAGCACCTTTGCCCCCGCGAAGTTTAAACAGTGCCTTATCGCCTCGACCGCGCACCCCGTGGTCTTTCCGCTCCCGCGCCCACCGATCAGAACCCGGATCAGCGCGGAGGAGTTGTGGAACTCGCGGATGGACTTTCCCGGCTTGTACCAATCCTTAGGGGTGTTTTCCCTGCGCGAGGCTAGGGGTTTAGTTAGGGTTGCGGGCATCGGAAGTCTCCAGAGTCAACTGCTCGGATCCATCGCCCTCCTCGGGCAAGCCCTGCTCGATCTTCTCGTTGATCTTCTCGACGGTTTCCCTGACGCGCTTGAGGTGCCTCGGGGCGGCGACGATGGCCGGGATGTTGATCTGGAGCATGGGTACGAGGTTATTGCTTCCCGGCCTCGGCTGGCCAACCCCTCCCTTGACAGCGTACTCGTCCCCGTGCGCCACCATCGAAATCTCTCCCAGCAGCTTCACGGACCGGGCAAGGTCTGAAATGGTTTCCGGATCCATGAAGGCGTCTGGGTTCTGCTCCTGCTTCGTTGAGATCTGGTCAATGATGTGCTGGATCTGCTGCATGAGCCCGGTCGCTGCGCTGATCGTGCGGTCCCGGTTCTCCTCGATCTTCTTGAGCTTCTTCGCAATCTCGTCCGGGGACTGCTCGGGGATCGGGATCTTCCTCTGGAAAATCTCACCGTACTTGCGGATGAGCCCCGGCCAGTCCTCGTCGGAGCACCGCCTCAACAGCTTCAGGTAGGAGCAGTTCCACGCCTTCGATATTTCCCTGAGGCTTATGCCCTTCGCCGCCATGACGAAACAGGCTGCGTGGTTGATGCCGTGGTCGGTGTGCTGACGGATCTCGGGATCCGAGAGGATGACATCCTTCTTCGTGTCGCCCGTCAGTTCGGTCGGCACGGTGTTTTTCCTTACTTCACCCACGGTTTAGTTTCGGGTCAGGGACGATGCGCGTGCAAAGGGATAGTCGGCTGGGGATCCTCCCCGGACGGCGGGGAGAGGGGTCTTGGCCTTGTGGACAACGCGCTCGGGCAGCTTCAGCCCCTTACTCGCCTTGTCGAACTCGGAGACAATTTTCGGGGAAATCTTCCCCTGCGCCTCAAGAACGTGGAACTTCCCCCGCTGCTTTTTTGAGACGTAGGGCATGGTCAGCCTTCCCTCGACACCTCGCGCAGCCTGCTGGCGGTGTCGGACTTGAGCCACTTCGATCCGCTGTCCTCGCACGCGCCCTCGGCGGAAGACCCGCAAGGCGTCCCCTCGGGGGCGTCATTGTGCTGGGCCTGAGGCTTGTCGGGACGGGAGGTGAACTGGTGGATGGGTGGGTTTTGGGGGAGATGGTCGGGATTGTTGTTCATGGTTTAAACGGGGACTAGCCCTTGACTTTTTTTAGCGCGGGGTTGGCGTGCTTGGCCTTGGCACTCGCATTGTGAGCACCGGAAGCGATGATTGCCGCCGCCCTTGCGAACGGCATTCCCTCCTTCGACGCGACCTTTTCGGCGACGGCCTTGAAGCCGGGATGTGCTTTGCTCATAGGATGATCATCTGTCCCGATTTATTCGGAAACGCAAGTCTGACAGCCGATTTTGGCGGGCGACCGGGGTAGCCGGGTTGCCACGGCTTCCGGTTCGTGATCGACCTCCAGCACTCGTCGCAATGCTGCGCGTAGTGCTCACGCGGCTTGCCGCAAATGATGCACCGGCCAGATTCCTTCATCTTGATCTGCCAGCGTCTCTGCCGGGAGACTCCCTTTCTCGGGTTCTTTGGAATGGGTGATGCCATGTGCTTTCACACCATTCCCTGCCATTTTCCGGCAGTGTCAATACTTGTTTAAACCACAGCGAGTTGACGGTGCTGATCCTCTACGTTCTCGATCCCTTGGTATGCCTGCACGGGCTCCTGCAAAAACCCCTTGGCGCGTTCCTTGGTGGGAGCCGCGTGGGACTGCCTCATGTGGTGCCGGTTACCCGCCCAGACCCTCGTTGAGACAATCCTGACCCCGTGGAAGGGTCCGCGATGCCAAGCCATGATAGCACCCCTCACCGTTGTCCCAAGGCTCCACGTTGTGAAGACAACCTCGTTACCGAACCCGTCAACCCCACTGTACTTGATTTCGACCAGAAACCGTTTCGTCCAGTGGTTCATCGGGGTGCCCGTTTAAACTTGGGACGGATCCGGCTTTGGCTTTGGCTCCAAGGGCCGGTAGTTCCACTCAGCCGCAAGCTCGCTGATCACGTTCGTCAGGCGCGTGTAGAAATCTCTTTCTTCCCAAGTCGGGGTATGAAATGGGGCCGAGATGCTGACATCTTTCATAATCGACGGCCCCACCTTACAATTGACCGTGCGCTGGCACGCAAGCGTTATCCGAACCGTGTCCACTTGTTTCATCGGGTTGTTTGAAAACCCGTTGTCGAACGAAAATCCGGCCTGATGTCCGCAGAACGGGCAGCATTTGACGATGGGTAGGCTGTTCATGTCAGTTTGTACTCCCAGATTTCACGACCGTTCGAAACCCTGCGCTGCGACTTCTTGTGCGCCCCGGTTTTCTTGATTATCTTTCTGACGATCAGCGACCGGACAGGCGCGCTCATTTCTTCACCTCCGTCGCGCTCGCGGCCTCCTTCGGCCTGTTGTCTTTAACGATGGTCGCGCCACTGTAGATCCCCCCTATCAGGCCAGAGAAGTATCCCCGAATCTCGTTCACGGTGCCGCCACAAATCTTGTTCACGGTGCCGCAACAAATCGCGTTCACGGTGCCGCCACAAATCTCGTTCACGGTGCCGCCACAAATCGCGTTCACGGTGCCGCCCCAAATCGCGTTCACGGTGCCGCCCCAAATCGCGTTCACGGTGCCGCCACAAATCGCGTTCACGGTGCCGCCACAAATCTCGTTCACGGTGCCGCCACAAATCGCGTTCACGGTGCCGCCCCGAATCTCGTTCACGGTGCCGCCACAAATCTTGTTCACGGTGCCGCCCCGAATCTCGTTCACGGTGCCGCCACAAATCTTGTTCACGGTGCCGCCCCAAATCGCGTTCACGGTGCCGCCACAAATCGCGTTCACGGTGCCGCCACAAATCGAGGAAATAACCATCGCGTGCGCACATTCGATCTTCGCGGAAGGAGCGATCACAAATTGGCCGCCGATCAGGAGCGCAACGTCGCCTGTAACGATGATGCCCGAGACGTATTGCTTCATGCGCTCGATCACGGCGTCCTGGATTTCGTCCGTGAACCATTCGGGTTTTCGCTCCTCGTCGAGATTGAATTTGTAGGTTTCGACCTGATGCGCTGTGGCAAGGCTTTCGGGCGAGAACTCGATCTTGGCGTAATTCAGGCGCGGACCGTAGTTGAGTTTGAAGATGGTCTCCAATTCCGAATGGGATTCGGTCCAGGGAGACAGCAGAAGGCGAAAACCGCCCTTTGCGGATTCGTCTTGAACGGCGATGGCTGACTTGTAATTGCACATAGTGGGAGTGGGTTAAGGTGTTTTATCCGTCGCGCTCGCGGAGAGGGCGGCGTCGTGCGAGAGGAGGTCGCGGCGTTCATAGATAACGCTCCACCCTTCCAATTCTTCGGGAGGAAGCGAAACGGCGTGTTTGGCTATCTCAGCCAGTCTCTCATCCGTCATTCTGTCCGGTTGCGAAGCGGGGGTTGTCATGGGGTTATGTCTCCTATTGAAATAAGGTGATTATCCCTTGGCGACAGGTATCCGCCGAAGCGCGGCCCCAAGTTCAAGGGCGTTAGGCTCTGGCGAGTGAATCACGGCAACGGGCTTCCCCTGCTTAGTGACGGTGAAGGTTTTTCCCTGCTGAACCTGTGCAATCAGGTCGCCCGGTTGGGCGCGTAGATCGGACATCGTTATTGTTTCCGTTTCGCCTTCAAGGAGACGTAGGTATCGGAGTCGTTTCATAATTTACGTGTCGCAATGGGATACTCGCCTAAGTTATTTGGCCCTCCCGGTGATGGGTGTTTTCTCTGATAGTCTTTTTTGAATCCACGCCTCGATCTTGGATAGGGTGGCTTCTAAAGCCGCCGCGTTAGCCGCCGCGTTAGCCGCCGCGCTAGCCGCCGCGTTAGCCGCCGCGTAAGCCGCGTGAGCCGCGTTAGCCGCGTGAGCCGCCGCGTAAGCCGCGTTAGCCGCCGCGTAAGCCGCCGCGCTAGCCGCCGCGTGAGCCGCCGCGTAAGCCGCGTTAGCCGCCGCGTAAGCCGCCGCGCTATTTTTCTCAGTCGGATCAGCCAGCCACTTCTTTGCGGCCTCAATTGCCTCTCTCGGGCGATCCTCGCCGGGGTATTTCTTCTCGTAAATTCCAATGACCAGTTTCGCCGCGAAGATGGCAAGAGAAACCGAGTCCTCCTTCTTCCATTCCCAGACTTCGACCAGCCGCATCTTCTGATGCACGCTCTTGTCAGCTTGGGCTAGACTTTCTCCAGCGACTTCGACTCTCGCAATGAATGCGGTCCAAATATAGCCCATCGCGTCCAGCACTCGCTCGCTGCAATGAAAGCCGTTCTCGCAAAGGACTGGCTTGCCCTTGACTTGCTTCCACTCGCCAATTTTCCAAGCGCAGTTGCCGTGCGCTGACTTGAGACCATTTGCCAGCGTCTTGAATAGGGTTTTCATAAGTTTTTAGCCCTCCCGGCGTCTCTACGTTGATGATTGAGACGGTCATGCCGACTTGAGTTTGGCGGATTGCGAGTGGTTGGCGTAGGTGTCCCACGTCGGATAATAGGCATCTGCCTGATCGCCCCATACAGACCATCGCGGGCGGGGGCCACGCGCAAACAGTTCAAGATACGGGCCGGGGCTGCATGCCTCGATAACATCGTAAATCTCATCGGGCTTCCGCGAATGCTCCCGCTTCATAGTCCTGATGATGTTTACCTGTCGGCGTCCTGGAGCGAGCGTCCGAGCGTTCTTGCCGCGAACGCCGAATAAGACTAATTCCGTGGTGTTGCGAAAATAGAAGCCTACACCGCGCCCGTCTGGTCCGCCGTCCTTTCTGACTTTGTGCCAGACGATGTTGCTCTTGTATTGGAACCCCCATGCGCGAAGTGTTTCAAGACCCTCTGGCAAAAGGGCATTGGGAACCCACAGATACAAATGGGCGGTTTCAGTCAGGACCGAAGCCACCGGCATCGCCTTGATATCACTAAGATTCATAGTGCAATACCGATTTAGACGACGGTGTTCAGGCGCGATCTTTCCGGTACGATTCTGGAACTGCCATGGCGGATCGGCCAATACTGTTGAAAACTTGTGCCGGCTCGCCACGCGCAGGAGACTTTGGTGAAGTGTGCTAGGCATGGCGTATCACTCAATTGCATCGTCGAACTCATCCCATTTTTGCTGTTTCCCGCCCCCAAAGAGCGCGACAAAGGATTCGATGAAATCCTGGCGACTCTTGGCGATCTGCAAAAATCCCGTGATCTTGCTGAGGTGATCCCGCAATTCCTCTTTGGCGTTTTCCTCAATGAATTGATGCAGTCTCATCCATTCTGCGTCTTTTCCAGAATCAGAGGAATACTGCGCCCTCTTCGCTTTTAATTCAGAGGGAAGTCCGGAAAAAATCGGCTCATAGATAAATCGGTTCGTCCACTTACCAACCCAACTTGGTTTGTTCCTGCTAGCTTTGAATGAATCACCATAGAGGCGAAGCAGCGAGATGTAGAACTCATCCTTGAATGTTTTTTTCCATTTTTCAGGGATAGAAAGGAGAAGGGTATCGACCGGCCGCAGTTTCTGGCGAGCGTTGCGGAACGCGATGACGAGGCGGAGTCGGTATTCGCGAGTTGCCGCATTCGGTTTACTCAGGGTTAGGAGCAACGCAATCTGGTCAAAGTTGAGCCAAGCGAACTTTTGCGGATTTCCTGACGTAAGTTGCGCTCTCTTGCCAACTAGCGTTTCAAACGCGAGTTGTCCTAGCTGAGTCAACGACTCTTCATTTTTGTAAATCTGGTCTAGAAGATTCTTGTGCTGGATTCCGAACAGCTTGGCGATCTCCCTAGAATCGACATAAATCTCGCTCCCCTGATTTATGGCATGGTTAAATTCGTTCATGGGCTTTGGGCGATAGGCGAGGACCGTATCGGCAATCTTGTCCAGAATTTCGAGGTGGTGATTCACGCCGTTAGTTGTTTGTAGGTGAGCCGATGGCCAGCCGTCGCAGAGACAAGGCTCGAAAGCCTTTCCCTGCGGTTTCGCGGTCATGGCTGGTCCTTGGGTTGGTGTGCTCATAAACTCATTCAGCCCTCGTTTCCTTTGGCCCTTCGATTTGCAGTCCCTTGAATTTCGATTCGATCATTCGCTGGTATAGGGTTTCTCCTGTTTCAGTGTGCGCGTAGGGCAGGAATACTTGGTCCAGAGTGGCCATCTCGGTTTCGATCAGGGCCATTTGCGCCTCTATCCAGTCTTTCAATATCCTCCACGCAACGCGCCGCGCATAGTCAGAATCGTTGAGAAGCCTGCGCGGAACTTTGCCTTCCCTGACGGCCCGGTTGAGAACGGCGCAGACCTTCTGAACATCGCACGGGAGCTTAAACGCCATGATACCGCATTGGGTAACGACCTTGAAGCTGATGGCCGTGACGTTCCCTCCAGCGTCGTACTCAGAGAGAATCGCCTGTGCTTTCGCCTTCACAAGCGCCTGCTGTACCTCGGCGATCGTGCGGAAGGTTGGAACGGTGGTCGTGTAATTCAGCAGCGGCATTAGGGCTCCTTTGCGCTTTCGATCGGCGGGGCGAGCTTTCTCAAGGCGTTACCGCTAGTGAAGGCTCGGAATCCATCCTCAAATTCAACCTCAACGGTGTTCATTTTCCCGCGTGCCAAAATCCGACAGCGTTGGCCATTGCGGTCGCCTAGGCGCCTTTTCCATCGCCAAACCAGCGGGTAAATCGACTCTCGTCTTTCGTCTTTCGCGGTTTGCTGATCGGCGGTGGCGGCGGTTGTGCTCATGCGACTTCCTCCATCAGTTTCTTTTCCTGCCACGTCCAAAACCCCTCCCTCGGCGATCTTCTCGCTCGCCCTGTTCCACATCGCCTCAACACCCTCCCAGAAGAAATGCCCCCGCGTGAACACCTCGCGCACCAACATCTCGTCGCTCATCCCCTCCAGCCCGCCCACCCCAAATTTCTCTTGGTTATCCATAAGTCACTGGGTCTGTATCTATCGCGTCAAGTATGTCAATACTTATTTCGCTCTCCCTCTCATAAAAAAAATACCCTCCCACTTTTTCCACTCCTTTTCTACCCAGAATTTCCTACAAAAAATTACCCTCCACTTCCCACAAATTATTATCCAGAAAATTTCCCCCGTCCCCAATAAATCAATTCCCCCAATATTATCCCTCACCAGTTCCCACCCCAGTTTCGAGACGCGCTAACCAATGCAAGGTGGAGCGTGACTCGGGCGTATGGGACCCGCTGGGCTGGTCGGGACACGGTTGCCGGGACCGGTTGCCCCTCCGGAGGGTGTCCCTCTGAGCTATTTCGAAGGCACTTTCGACCTTCCGGACCGATCACCTTCACTTTTTAAACAGAAACGAGGTTAAACCCTTGGGGCTCAACAAGTAGAATACAGGATTTAACATAATGGAACTTGTGCGAAGTAGGCT